GCCTCGATGACCTTCTCGGACTTGCCGTTATCGGCCGCGAGCGTCAGACGCGCAAATGGCTGCATTACGGGCACGCCTGGGCGCACAAGAGCGTGCTCGCGCGGCGCAGCGACATCGTTTCGCAACTCAGAGATTTCGAAGCCGATGGCGATCTGACGATCGTCGATCGCGTCGGCCAGGACGTCGAGGAAGTCTGCGACATCATCGATCGCATCGAAGAGTCCGGTCTATTGTCCTCGAAGATTGCAGTGGGCGTCGACCAGGCTGGCATCGGTGAAATTGTCGAGCAGCTCGCTGGACGAGGAATCGCGGCCGAGCGAATTGGCGGCGTGCCGCAGGGCTGGAAACTAAACGGCGCCATCAAGACGACGGAGCGTCGTCTCGCCGGCGGAGATCTCGTGCACGGCGCATCTCGCCTCATGGCGTGGACAGTCGGCAACGCCCGCGTCGAGCCTCGAGGAAACGCAATCACGATTACAAAGCAGGCGTCAGGATCGTCGAAGATTGATCCGTTGATGGCCCTCTTCGACGCGGTCGTCGCAATGGGACAAAATCCAGACGAGGCTTCCGTCTATCTCGAGCGCGGGCTGATCTTCGTTTAGTCAGAGGATTCCCGCATGAGCCTTTGGACAAGGGTCGTCGACGCGATCTTGGGCAAGAGCTCGGGCACTCCAGACGATTGGTGGGCCGAGTTCGGTCCGCAATCGAACAGCATCGGCGGGATCTCCGTCACACAGATCACGGCGCTTCAGGTTGCGACCGTCATGGCGTGTGTGGCGATCCTCTCCGAGGACGTCGCTAAGCTCCCCATTCACGTTTACAAAAAGGCACGCGATGGCGGTCGCAAGATCGTCACCAATCATCCGATCGAAAAGCTGCTTCAGCGGCCGAACAATTATCAGAGCCGATTCGAATTCGTCGAGCAGATGCAGGGCGCGCTTTTACTGCGCGGAAACGCATACGCTCCGATCATTCGCGACGCGCGCGGCAAGCCAATCGCACTCATCCCGGTCAATCCGGATCGCGTGTGGATCTACGAAGCGCGCGACGGTAGTATTTTCTACGAAGTCGCTCGCCGCGGCCCGCACGACATGGCGATGCTCGAGTCGTTGCCGAACAGAATTTCGTCCGACGACATGTTTCATGTCCGCTGGCTGACCGTCGACAACTCGCTCTGGGGCGCATCGCGCATTGGGCTAGCTCGCGAGTCGATCGCGCTCGCGCTGTCCCAACAGGCACTCGCCGGCAAGCTCTCGGCGAACAACACCAATCTTGGCGGCACGCTCACCACTGAGCAGAAGCTGACCAAGGATACCGCGCAGCGTCTCGCTAACGATTGGAAGCTCAGAAAGTCGGGCATTCAGAACGCGGGCGACGTCGCTATTCTCGAGCAAGGCCTCACGTGGAAGCCTCTCGGCATGACGGCGCAGGACGCGGAGTTCATCGCGTCGCGCAATCTGCAGGTCGCCGAGATCGCGCGCCTCTTTCGCATGCCGCTCCACAAGATCGGCGTCATGGAGCGCATGGCGGGCTCGAGCCTCGAGCAGATCGACCAGGACTACGTCAACAACACGGTCTCGAGCTATCTCGAGCGGTGGGAATCAAAGATCGCGCAATCGTTCGGTCTCGATGACGAAGGCGTGTTCGTCGAGTTCGACGTGTCGAAGTTCCTGCGAGCGTCGCTGCAGGTTCGTTACACGGCATATCGCACGGGCATCGTCGGAATGTTCCTGACGCCCAATGAAGCACGGCGTGCTGAAGGCCTGCCTGATCATCCGGACGGCGACACGCTCTATCAGCCGACCAACGTTGCGCCGATCGGATACGAGCCGAAAGGTTCAGAGACTGGGCCTGGCAGCGACGTGACCGGTCATCCGGCACCGGGCGGAAGCGGAGATCCGGCAGCCGCGCCCGCAGCTGGCGATGAACCGCCGCCGGATTCGAGCGCGGAATCGTAGTTCCACTTACGGAGCCCACCACATGAAGCGTCGTGCGTTCCCGGGTTCCGGTCGCGAGATTGACGAGAAATACGAGCGTGCGAGCCATTGGCTGCGCGCCGCCATTTTTGGCAATGTCAGGTCTCGCGACTGGTGCATTGCACACGGCGTTCGCATTCAGAAAGCCGCCGGCGAGGGCATCAACTCTGCTGGCGGATTTTTGGTTCCCGTCGAACTTGCGAACGCGATCATCGACATCCGCGAATACTACGGTGCGTTCCGCCGTCGCGCGCGGATCTATCCGATGGCGTCAGACGAAACATCGACGCCGCGGCGCCCTGGTGGCACTGGTGCGTTTTTCTTCGGCGAGAACTCGGGCGCGACCTCGAGCAGCGTAACCGTCGATCGCATCGGGCTCACTGCCAAGAAGATCGGATCCCTGATCCTTGTCTCCTCCGAGCTCGAGGAGGACTCGACGCACGACGCTGTCGACTTCGTCGCGAACGAAATCGCCTACGCGTTCGCTCTGAAGGAAGACGATTGCGCGTTCAATGGCGATGGCACGCAAAGCTTCGGCCACTCGTTCGGCATCACGCAGATCGTGCTCGACGGCAATCACAACATCGCAAAGGTCGTTGCGGCCACTGGCCACAACACGTTTCTCACAATCGATGCGACCGACATTGCGAACCTGATCTCTGCCGTCAAGGCAGCTGCAATTCCGAACGCCGCCTGGTTCATCAGTCAGACAGCATTCGCGCAAACATTTTGCCGTCTCGCTGGCGCCGATGGCGGCGCGTATCTGCGCACCGAGAACGTCGACGGTGTCGCAACGCCATTCTATCTCGGCTTCCCAGTCATTCTCTGTCAGAAGCTGCCACTCATCAGCACAACGCTGACTGGCAAAGCAATGATGGTCTTCGGCGACATGTACGCCGGCGCCGTGCTCGGCGAACGCCGCGGCGTCACGCTGGCGCGTTCGCCTGATCGCTACATGGACATCGACCAGATCGGAATTCTCGGCACCGAGCGCTTCACCGCGGTGATTCATGACGTCGGGGACAACACCAATCCGGGCATGCTCGCGGCCCTTGTCGCGCCGTAAGGAGAACCGTCTATGCCTAAGAAGCTTCTGACGGCCGACGAATTTCGGGCAGCTGCAAAAGATGGCGCGCGCCCGGATGCCATGGTCTTCAGGCTGGCGTCTGAGGAATCGATCACCGTCGGCGACGAAGCCGCACGCACGCAACGCTTCGTTTTCTCCGACGACACGGTCGACCTGGCTGGCGATGTGATCGATCCCAAGGGCTGGCAAACCGACGACTTCAAGCGCAATCCCGTCGCGCTCTTTTCTCATGACTCGTGGAGCCCGCCGATCGGCCGGGCTTCAAACGTCGGCGTAGTCGGCAACAAGCTGATGGGCGACATCGAATTCGCGAGCGCCGACGTCTACGATTTCGCGGACACGATCTACCGTCTGGTCAAGGCGAAATTTCTAAAAGCCGTTTCGGTCGGGTTCAAGCCGCTCGAGTGGAACTTTGTCAACGACAAAGATCGTCCTTACGGCATCGACTTCAAGCGTCAAATGCTGCTCGAGATCTCGGTGTGCTGCGTTCCGTGCAATCCAAACGCATTGAGCGAAGCCCGCTCGGCCGGCATCGACACGGAGCCTCTGATCGGCTGGGCCGAAAGAGTCCTCGACGAAGGCGGCTCCATCATGGTGCCAAAGACGGAGCTCGAGGCGCTGCGCAAGTCTGCTGGCGCGCGGCCAAAGCTCTATGTACAAATCTCCAACCTGATCACTCCTGCACAGGCCAAGCGCATCAAGGCTGACGTCGACGCGTGGCTCGCAAAAGATTGTAACGATGCTCTCATCCTTCCCGAGGGCGCCGATCTTAAAAGCTACGGTCAGACCAAGACCGAAGACTGGAAGTGCGGCGCGTCCCGCGATCTGTCGATCGACGAAGAGAGTTCGTGGGACGGAGCCGCTGCAAAGGCCTCGATCTTCGAGCACGCCGGCGGCGACGACTTCGACCCTGAGAAGGCGCGCAAGGGCTTCCTCGCGTACGATGCAAGCGCGCCAAAACTGAAAGGCTCGTACAAGCTTCCGTTCGCAAAGGTCGACGGCGGCGTGATGAAGGCCGTCGCGGCCGGCATCCGCGCTGCTGCGGCGCGTCTACCGAACACGGAGATCTCCGACGGCGCAAAGACGGAAGCGCGCGCGGTCATCGATCACTACGAAGAGAAAATGAAAAAGAGCGCCGGCGAAGGCACGAATGCCGGAGGTGGCGCCGTCGTTCCGATGGGCGATTGCGGTCGCGACAAGGACATGGAATGCGGGATGAAAGATCCCGCCGAGTGCATGACGCATGCACCCGAGGACAAGTCAGCACCGCCGCGCAAACGTAAGTCTGGCCGCACGATCTCCGCGAAGAACAAGGCGAAGCTCGAAGAGGCAATGGGCTATCACGATGCGGCGACCAAGTGCATCAAGGACGTGATCGATCCGCCGGACGACACCGAGCCTGACCTCGATCCCGACGACGACATGACCGATCCAAACAATCCGAACGACGATTTGGATCCTGTCAAGCGGCGCCAACGCGAAGCGCGCGCGCTCAGAGAGTCCCTCAAGCAATAAACACCGAGATCCCCGATTGGCGGGGTGTGGCGAGACCGACAGCTCTCCCTGGCAACCAAGCGCGCCTAGCCAGCGCGAATGCGTGCGCATTCCGTGCGCGCATTTTCAAGAGGAGGCCTAGATGGCCAAGAAGCATGAACTCCGCCAGGCGCTGGGCAAGGCGGTCGACGAACTCGAGGCAATGGCTGGAAAGTCGGAAGCCGAGGGTTTCAAACAGGACGTCTATGACGCCCTGAAGGAAAAGATCGAGGATCTCAAGAAGCAGCTAGCCCGTGTCGAGGATGCAGAGAAGATCGCTGCAAATCTGGCGACACCGGTTCCTGGCCAGGAGCGCATGACGCCGCGCGCGCCAGCGAAGGCGCACAAGCTCTACTCATCCATCAAGAACTTCAAGGACAAGGAAGTTGATGGTCAGATGGTCCGCGCCGTGGACCAGGCCTACACGGCTGGCATGTGGTTCAAGGCGACGATCTTCGGTAATGCCGAAGCGATCGACTGGTGCAAGTCGCACGGGATCTCTGTCACGAAGGCGCAGGGCGAAGGCGTCGACTCTGCTGGCGGGTTCCTCGTGCCAGAAGAGCTGATGGCCAACATCATCGTGCTTCGTGAAGAGTTCGGCGTGTTCCGCAAGGAATGCCAGGTCGTGCCGATGGGCAGCGACACTCTGAACTGGCCGCGTCGTACCGGCGGCCTCACCGCATCGTTCACCGGTGAGAACACGGCGATCGCCGAATCCCAGGCCGCATGGGACAACATCAACCTTACGGCGAAGAAGCTCGGCGCGCTCACGCGTATGTCGAACGAAATCTCCGAGGATGCTGTTATCTCCGTTGCAGACTGGCTCGTTGGCGAAATCGCCTATGCCTTCGCATCGAAGGAAGACGATTGCGGCTTTAACGGCGACGGCACGTCGACGTATGGCGGCATCCGCGGTGTGACGGTAATCGCCACAGACGCCAACCACACGGCGAACAAGGTCACAGCATCCAGCGCCACGTTGACATCGCTGGTCCTGAAGGACCTGACGGGTCTGATGGGAAACCTGCCGCAATACGCTCTGCCGGGCGCAAAATGGTACATGTCGCAGCAGATGTTCTACACCGTGGTCGCGACGATCACGGCAGGCGCGGGCGGCAACCGTCTCGACATTCTGACGAACCCGATCGAACCCCGTCTGCTCGGGTTCCCGGTCGTGTTCGCGCAGAAGCTTCCCGTCGCGGCACCTGGCTCCGGCAAGGTCCAGTTCCTGTTCGGAGATCTCGCCAAGGCTGCGGCTCTGGGCGAACGCCGTGGCGTGACGATCAAGCGTTCCGATCACCGTTACTTCGAGAACGACCAGATCGGACTGCTTGGCACCGAGCGCTTCGACATCAACGTCCACGATATGGGCGACACGTCGGTCGCTGGCCCTCTGGTGTCGATGGTCTCGCCGTAATCGAGCACTCGACTTCCCCCTAGGAACGCGCCGAACGGGTTCGGCGCGCGCCTCTTCTTCATTCAATTGGTTAGGAGAAAAACATGCTTCCCGCAAGTAAACTGGTGCTCGACTCGGTGACCGGTTCCGGCTCGGCGACGAACGCAGGAACATTCACGTCGGCAAACATCGACACTCTCGGCGTCGACTTCGTGACGATCGACGTTAGCGCCACAACGCAATCTGCTTCCACTCAGGCGGGCTCTCCGTCCGTCCTGAAGCTGCAGGAGTGCGACACGACCGTTGTGACGTCCTTTGCCGACATCGTTGGCTTCCGCGGCGGCTCCGCCGCGGCGACCAACGTCGACTTCGTCGTTGGGATCGGCAAGACGTCAGGCGTGAACGCCTACAAGTTCGACGTCGATTGCCGCAATCGCAAGCGCTATCTGAACGTTGTGATCTCGCCGACGACCACGCAGACGTTCAACGTCAATGCCAACGGCTTCCGCAACGAGCAAGCGCCCGTAACGGCCGCCAAGGCCGGCGTTCTCTCGCTCGTCCAGGGTTAATCGTATTCGGGCCGACACCCGAAGCGAAAGTCAGCGCTGATTAGACGGTGCGGGGTGTCGGCCCCGCACCGTTGCCTCCCGACAGAGGAAAATTCCCGATATGTTGAAGCTAGATCTTGGAGCCGGGGAGATGTCTCCTCCCGGCTTCATTCCGGTTGGCCGCGCGCATGGCTCAGAAATCTTCCCGCTGCCTTATGGCGACGAGACGGTTGACGAACTGAGGGCGTCACACGTCCTTGAGCATTTCTCTCACCGTCAACTCGACGCGGTGATCAAGGACTGGGTTCGGGCGCTCAAGAAGGGCGGCCGCCTTCGTGTCGCGGTCCCCGACTTCGACAAGATCGCCGAGGATTATCGCGCCGGCAAGCAGGGTCCACATGAGAGCTATCTCATGGGCGGCCAGACGGACGCCGACGACTTCCACAAGTCGCTGTTCGATCGCGACCGGCTTCGCAAGCTGTTCGCAGACGCCGGCCTTGTCCTATTGCGACCGTGGAAATCTGAAATCGAGGATTGCGCCGCCTATCCGATCTCTCTGAATCTCGAGGGCTCGAAGCCTTTCATGCCGGAGATCAAAGTCTCTGGCGCGATGAGCGTTCCGCGCCTCGGCTTCATGGAGAATATGTTCTGTGCGATCGAAGCGGTCATTCCCTGCAGCGTGAAACTCCGCAAACACGGAGGCGCGTTCTGGGGACAGTCGATGACCAATGTCATCGAACGAATTCTCGCCGAGGACGAGTCAGACGCGATCCTCACGATCGACTACGATTCGATCTTTCTGCCGAAGCATCTCGCGCACCTGATGCAGCTGATGATGCTTCATCCGGAAATTGACGCGCTCGCGCCGATTCAATCGTCGCGACATTTGAAAACGACACTGTTTACGGTCAAGGGAACGGAAGGCGATAATTCGCCGTCGATCCCGCGCACGCAGTTCGACGCCGACACCGTACCGGTATCGACCGCGCACTTCGGGCTAACACTCATTCGAACGGCAAAGCTTCGCGAGCTGCCAAAGCCGTGGTTCCTGCCAATGCCGTCGCCGAATGGCGATTGGCATGATGGTAAAGTCGACGAGGACATCAACTTCTGGCGAAAATGGGAGCAGGCCGGAAACTCATTGCACCTAGCAAGCCGCGTCGCGATCGGTCACGCGGAGCTCCTCGTGAAATGGCCCGACGTAAATCTCGAGGGCTTTTTTCAATCGATGGCAGACTTCCAGAATAAGGGCGTTCCTGAGGGAACGTGGATATGAAAACCGCCCTGATCACCGGCATTACCGGCCAAGACGGATCGTATCTCGCGGAGCTGCTGCTCGAGAAGGGCTACGAAGTCCACGGCATCGTCCGCCGCATATCGCAGCCAAACCTCTCGAACTTGTCGTCGGTCGTCGATCGCGTGACGTTGCATACCGGCGATATGTCGGACAGTTCAAGTCTGTTTCGCATCATCAGCAACGTTCTGCCGGACGAGATTTACAACCTCGCGGCCATGAGCCAGGTCAAAGATTCGTACGACCAGCCAGAAGTCACGCAGGACATCAACGCTACTGGCCTGCTCCGGATCATGGAGACATGCCGGAATATCGGTCTCGACCATACGAAAATCTATCAGGCCTGCTCGAGCGAGATGTTTGGCAAGGTCAAAGAGTCGCCACAGAACGAGACGATGGCGTTCTATCCGCGATCGCCGTACGGAGCATCAAAGGTCGCCGCATTTAATCACGCCAAGGTGTGGCGCGAGGCGTACGGCACGCGCGTCTATTGCGGCATTCTATTCAATCACGAGAGCCCGCGGCGCGGCGAAGCGTTCCTTAGCCGCAAGGTGTGTAAGGCGGTCGCAGAGATCGCCGCTGGGCGACGTGACAAGCTGAAGCTCGGCAATCTTG